ACACAGTTACGATCGTCAGAAGCCGCCAGAACAGCTGTTTGAGCCACGTAGCGCGTTGAGCGCAATGAGATAGCATCGTTACCATTGAACGGAAGGTCAGCGTTGATGTTGAGGCCCGACGGAGGGATTCGAGCTCCCTTGCCAGGGGTATGGTCGTGAGCGTCGATAACGTCGAGCGCACTATTGATTTGAGTCGCATACGTTGGGCCGCTTGTGCCCACGTCCGGTACGACAAGGCTCATATTCGGAGTTGTACTCATTTCCCTACCTCAAAAGAAAAGTATTGATACTTTACATGTTGCTGACGTTCTCAAGATAACAAACGACGACGGCGTTGTGTTAATTGTCGAGCTCTCGTAAACAACCGCGTTCGCATTTTGGCGTATGACTTGCCAGCCGATGATTTCACGACCGAGCTTGTGCTCCACGTTGTTATCAACCGCCGCTGACAAGGTTATGTCTTTAACTATGACTGAATCTAATTGAGGCAGTTTCTCGAATTGAGAAAAACTCTGGGCAATCGAATCCTGAAGACGTTGCTGCAGCGGGTCATCAGTGAATATCTTCCTAAAAACCCGCATAACAACCTCACAAAATGACTGGAAACAATGCCAACTGCTCGTTCACCACTGACAAGTCTGTTACGCGCTCTGGAAGTGCAGCGTCACGCTCGGTTGCCATGGTAATCACACGTTCAATAGCCTCTTGCTGCTCACGTTTGAGAGCCGAGGCATCCAATTCTTGTTTATTCATAACCTGAATCGCGGCAGTCAGAACTACCACTTCTTCCCAGCCTGCAATACCGTCCACCACGTCAGTTGTGCTTGTCAGTTTGGGTGGCGCTGGCACGAACCACATCTTGAAGGTAATTCCAGAGGATGGTTGTGGCAGGATCTTAATTTTTGACCCTTGGATCAAATAGCGGTAAAATGCTGCAGCTGTTACAGCGAACAGGATGTTGTTGTAACGGTTTCTCTCATTGAAGTTGAATGGACGCACGGTCAGCGCGTTATCCCCACTTCCAGAAGTATTTTGATATTGATCAAGCCCGACCATCTTATAGAAAGTTGGCGGCAGATCGAAAAACTGATTGAGCCCATCAGTCGTAAAAAGATATTCGTCGAGATAGTAGTTCTCAAACTTGCTTACAATAAGGTCATACAGTTTGGTGTACGCCTGATCGATGTACCTGATCAATTCGTCATTGGTAACGAAATTAGAGCGTTCAGTGTTCGAACGCTCCCTGACCAGTGTAATCAATTCTGAGACGGTGAAGGTACGAGCCATTAGTAACCCCCTTCTTCAGCCTCTTCCATAAGCTCGCCGTATTCTTCATGCGGGAGCAAGTCACAGATTTTGAACATCTTGTGGAAAGCATCAGCCACAAGCTCAGCCGAACCACCTTGCAGAGCGGAGACAAGCTTTTGCGCGGCATCTTCCAATGCGAGCCGACCTTCATCTTTTTCTTCAGACATCTCTGCCAACGCCGACTCACTTTCACCGCGAAGCTGGGCGGCACGATCATCCTGTGGAGACGCACCTCCCAACTTGCGAGCGACTATGAGGGACGCGACCTTGCGAGGACTTCCCATCATAATCATGTTTAGACTCCCTTGCCCAAGTCGACTGTCGAGTTAACGAGAACCAACTGGATGAAAACTTGTGCGCCTGATTCTGGATTGATAGCCGCGCCGTCTTTGTCGATGCACTGGATGATAATCTTAGTGCCAGCGCCAACTGCAGTCTGAAGGTCAGCAGGGCTTTGGAGCACCTGGACAACCTGTACAACCGAGATAGACGAGTGGACAATTTTGAGATCAACGCCGATGCAACGCACAAACTTGTCGGACAACACGATTTCGTATTTTCCGTCCACGCCTGCGTCTTTGACAATCGAAGCTACGCCATAGCCTTTGACTGCAGCAACCGCACCCGCCGCGCCTGCTTGCAACGTCGCATACAACGTCACCGGAGCCCGCTCAGCAGTGTACTGAAACTGATTGTAATAACGATTTGCCATGTCAGTTTCCCTTTAATTGAGGGGCCCCGGAGGGCCCCAGTGAGTTAGGCAATCTTGAGGTGCATGTTATAGCCAGGAGCCGTACAACCCAACTGTGAGTAGGAGAAGCAACGGATCTGGAGGCTATCTGCAGACGACGAACGGAGCATACGCAAGCCGTCAGTGTCGAACAGGTTCACAACTTTCTTCAAGGATGCCAACTGCCATGTATTCATCTGAACGATGAACACTTCGCCCTTCTGGCAGGAAACGTCAGGAACAACTGTAACGGTACCGCGTGGGCCGTTAACCATAATTCCTTGGAATCCAATTGTGCCGTCCTGGCCAGCCTTAACTGTCGTGTACTGAACCTTGGAGCCCAGTGCTTTGACAAGGTTCGACCAGTCAGCAAAGTTCATAAATGCGTAGTCTGGATTTCCGCCTTCACGACCAACCAGTGCCAACGCGCTGATCAGAGCTTCTTCGATTGGGAGTGCTGTACCGTCATAGATCAAACCGCCGAGACGGGTTGCATCAGCCGAACGAGTCACGCCAAAGAAAGAAGATGCAAGCTTAGTTGCGCGGCTTTCGTATGGGAGCCATGCAGCGAGGCCCTTGAGAGCGTTGTCGTAGTCACCAGCAACAAACACAAAATCCGCACCAGCCCAGCCGCCTGTAAGGTCAGCGTCAACTGTGAAAGATCCCGCGATACGGTCAACTGTCACAACTTTGGAAGTACCAGCCTTTGTGGAGCCGCCGCCGTCAGCTGTCGAGCCCTGCAACACCATGCCAACTTCGAAGTTAACGATGTCTTCAGGAACAGTCAGAACGATAGTCTTTGTCAAAGCTGTATAGCTCGACACTTTACCGATGGAGCCCGAGCCCGAACGGAACAGCTTGGTAGCAACCGAGCGTCCGAGAGCGTGGAGTGCGCCGTCGATTTCAACCGTTGCTGCACGCAAGAAAGCGTTTGCGTCGCCTTCCGAAGCCAGGATTACTTCGTTGCTGATTTCAGCGATCGAGTAGTCCGAATTGCGGGTCAGGAGGAACGCCTTGAGCGACGAGCTCGAGGTCTGGCCATTCGCAGTTGCGAAAGAAGCTGAACGATTCTGAGGGTTTCCATAGATCAAAGGCATCTTAAGAACTTCGCCGCCGAATTGCTCATATTTCGGTACGAGAGCCATAAAAGGGTTGCTTTGATAAACGAGGTTTTCAACCTTCCAATCTGGATAATGCTGTTTCAAAGCCGCACTGAAGCTAACTAGGTCTAATCCCATGACTTTTTCCTTTATGAGTTAAAAATTAATTCCACTTGATCAATGCAGCTGCCGCTTGCCTCAATTCCTCTGTCGATGGCCGTCGAGTTGAGGTGGTTGCAGGCTCGGAAACTGCTTTCATTGCGTTTGTCAGCGTTTGTGAGGGTGCGACTGCCCTTGGCTGGATAACTTCTGCCGGAGACGATGACTTAGGTGTGATTGTTCCCAACTTGGTTTTCACCTTGTTGGTTTGCAAAGCTTTTTCTAGTGCCTGTTCTAGGTCTTCCTCGACCATCTTACAAGCATCCTCGTAAGACAAGATAACGCCCTTGCCCTGAGTTTTCTCAGTTTCTTCATAGTACGTTTGCATCGTAGCTACGACAGTATCAGCGGCGTCATAAGTCTTGACTAATTCATAATCACTTGACTCGATAAATTTTTCAAGATTCTGGCGGAACACACTTGCGGTTTTTTGTCGCTCAGCTTCAAGAGCATCTTGCTTCTCACGCTCCTTAGCCTCTTCAAACGCCTTCAAACGTGCCTCTAGTGCTGAGAGCTTGTCATCAGCTGTGGGCTCACGGCCTTCGGTCAGAATCATGTGCGCCAAGTCATCAAAGGATACTCCCAGTGTTCCTAGAACCTCTTTTGGGTTTTCCTTTATGCGAGCTTTGTTACTGCGAAACTCTTCAAGCTCCTTACGCTCAGCGTCGATTCTGGCTCTCTCAGCCTTAATCTCTGCAGCTTGCTGTTCCAGGGCTCTCTTTTGCCTAGTGAGCTTGATGAACTTGTCAGAAAACTCGTCCTCCTGAGGTTTGACCTCCGGAGTGACCGGAGCCTCGGGAGACGCTGCAGATTCTTGTGCGGTCGCTGTGACTTCACCGCTGATACCTTCAACCATGACTTACCTCACATCAATGGGGGCGGGAGTGCCCCTGCTGGCGCTGATTGTTGCTGTGGAGTGGCCGCAAGTTGGCTCTCCATGAGTTGCTGTGCCGGAGCTTGGGGCATGGGCTGAGCCATGGCGACCATCGCTGCACAAGCATCAATGAATTGTCTGAGAAGCTCGAGACGTTCCTCTTCCATGCCACGCACCTGAGCATCGCAGTAATACAGCTGTGCAAGGCGCTGCATTTTGTCGATTGGCAAGTAAGGCTCTGGTGGAATGAATGTGTTCTCTTCAAGCATCTTTTCAATGAGTCGAGAAGCAAGCTTGGTGGGGCTTGTGGCAAGTGCTGTGAACTTATCTAAGTCTGGAAAGTCGAGAAGATCTTGAGCCTCTTCTGGCTGAATCATTCCCATCTGCATGAGGTCACGGATGGA